CTCTCCAGAGGGGTACACCCAGCTCACCTGGTCATCGCCGCCCAGGAAGGGCTCACGGTTGGCGATGCCCGGTTTGATCTGCAGGTTGGTGCCGGTGAGGAACACCTCCAGCAGCAGCACCGCCGGCTCACCGCCTGGGGTGAGCTGCGACAAGGTCGCCTCCAGGCGCCAGCCGCAAGGGTCTGTTGCGGTGGCGTTGGGGTTGGGGGCGGTGGCGATGCGCAGCTGGTGCTGGCTCACCTGGGCGTTGGCGGCAGCGATCCAGTTCTGCAGATAGCCATTCACCTCGGTGGCGACGGAGGGCCAGGTGGTGTCGGTGCCGAGGCGGCTGATGTCGATCAGGGTGCGGCTGCTCATGGGGTGGGCCTCATCTCAGGGCGCCAGCACGACGGCGGTGACGGTGAGGGCGATGGCGGCCTGAGCCGTGCCGGTGTTGCGCACCAACGCCCGCAGCAGCGGCGCCGCCACAGCGGTTTCAGTGGAGAAGTAGGTGCCGCCCGGCGGGGCGGTGATCGTCAGGGCAGCGGTGGTGGTGACCAGTTCGAGCAGCACCCCGCTACCCGGAGCCGGGTCCTGGGTGATGGGGCGGCTGCCATCGGCCTCCCGGGCCGCTGCCGAGCTGTAGAAGCTCACCCAGCCCGGCGCATCGGTGCTGACAGCCAGGAAGTGGCCGATTCGGCCCAGGCCCGGCAGATCGAGCAGGGCGCTGGCCCCGGGCAGCAGGGGCGTGGTGGTGGCGCTCACGCTCAGCCGCTGGCCAGGGACCTGGGTGCGTGGCAGCCAGCTGGCCATCAGGGCAGCACCTGGATTCGGCGGATCGCCCGCACCTGGCTGGCGCTGGCCAGGGTCTTGCTCTCGGCGTACTGGGTGCCCATGTAGGTCGTTCGCACGAACGCCGTGCCGCTGGCGGCCTGCGTCGAGGTCCAGTGGAAGAAGGGATCGTCGCCGTAGGTGTCGTCGAAGTGCCGGAGCGTCTCAGCGCCATTGGCCCGGAACGCCAGCACACTCGTCAGCGCTGGGTTGCTGTCGGTGTAGTTGCCGCCTGCCGGCACCGCATAGGGGTTCGCGCCAAAGCCCGCCCCGGAATAGGTGCCGTTGGCCGTCGCCTCCGGCTTGAAGGACCGGTAGAGCACATCCCACTCCTGGGAGGCGGGCAGGTACCAGTCGTCGTAGCCGCCGATCGAGAGCGAGCGGCAGAACTGCGCCGCCGGATGGCTGGCGTTGTTCATCGCCTCGCTGTTCGCCCACCCGTCGAAGACACTCGTGGTGCCCGTGCTGGCGGTGTTGGCGCTCTTCCAGGCCACGTTCAGCAGCGAGCCGGCGGTCTTGGGCGAAATGATCAGGGCATGGGTGGCCACGCCATTGGCGGTGTGGCTGATCAGGCCGGCATAGAAGCCGCCCTGGAAGGAGCTGCCGATCGCCGGCAGATCGGCCACCCGGATCGGCCCGAGTACGTAAACGGTTCCCGTCGTCAGATCGAGGTAGAGATCACCATCGACGGCGCCGGGAATGACGGCCGGTGGGGCGCCGATGCCGGTGAACCAGCCGGTGCCCCTGGGGCCGATCGCTCCATCCGCGCCAGCCGGGCCCTGGATGCCCTGGGGACCCTGCGGGCCAGCTGGCCCCTGCGAGCCGGTGGCGCCGGTCGGCCCCGCCACGCCGGCTGGACCTTGCGGGCCCTGGATCGAGCCGCCGTTCACCCAGCTGCTGGCGGCGCTGTCCCACACCCGCAGTGAGTCATCAGCCTGCACCAGGTAGGCATCGCCCTGGGCGGCATTGGCGGGCAGGGCAGCGAGGGTGGCCACCTGGCCCTTGAAGTTGATGCCGATCCCCGCCGGGCCCTGAATGCCCTGGGGTCCGGTCGGCCCGGCCGGGCCAGAAGGTCCAGCCGGGCCTTCTGTTCCCTGCAATCCTGCGGGCCCCTGCGGTCCCTGGGGGCCAGCGGGACCCTGGGGGCCCTGCAAACCGGGCGAGCCCTGCGGACCTGCCGGGCCCTCAGGACCGCGGATCGAACCGGTGGAATTCCAGGAACCCATGGCAGGAGCAGTGCTGGCCAGGCCTTGCAGCCAGGCAGGTCACTGCCTATTGCCAGGGATGGACTCCATCGCCCTCTATGGGGGTCAGATGACCATCTGCCGCAGGTTCACCGCCGAGGTGTTGAGCAGCATGTAGATGTAAACAATCTCGGTATTTCCCTCGCGGAAGGTGACATCAAATGCCGTGTCGCCCACCGCCGCCGCACCCTGGGGGTAGAGCATGGTGGTCCAGCCATCCATGGCGGACTGGGCGAAGTCGTAGCGGAACCAGCGGCTGGTGGCGTCCTTCTGCAGGTAGAGGAAATCGCCGTTGTACGCCAGCTTGGTCCCCGTCGTGAAAGTCTCCGTCGCTGGGGCATAGGGGAGGGCGTTCTCCCAGCTGCCTGCGGCAATGTCATAGCGATCGAGTACTGCGGATCCGCCGCCACGGAAGGAATAGAGGTAGCGGCCATTGCGGATCGCGGCCTCATTGCTCCAGTCAGTGGCACTCACCGAGTGGATCCAGTGGCCGGAAAGACCGGCCCCCGGCGCGGCGGCGCGAGCGGTGGTGGGCGTAAGGGTGGACCAGCTGTTGGCGCTGATGCTGTAGCGGTAGAGCGTCACAGAGTTGTTGCCGATGAAATAGAGGAAGTCGTCGTTGCCCTCGAGGCTGTATTGGCTGGTGGCATCGGGAGCAGTGCTCCAGGCGCTGCTCAGGGTGAGGGTGGTGGCGGTGTTGCTGGCCACGGTGCGGATCTGACCGGCGCCGGTGCCGGCGGTGATGCGCAGCTGGCTGTTGGCCCACTGATTCGTGGCCCAGCTCTTGGCGGTGTTGGTCAGGGTGGTGCTGCTGCCGCCAGTGGCGGTGCCTGACGCGAAGGAGCGGAAGCCGCTGTCGATCCAGGCGGGGGTGGCCATCAGCCGGCCATCGGTGCCGATCGTGGCCGGCAGACCGGAGTGGGCCAGGGTGATCCAGCTGTTGGTCGCGAAGTCGTAGCGCCGGAACGAGCCGGCAGCGAGGGTGCCGGCGCCGAGCACAAAAAAGGTGGGAGTGAGCAGGCGGTACTGGGTCGTGGCATCAAAGGCCGTCGCTTCTGTCTCGGTGAACGTGAGCACCGCATTGGCGCCGAGGGTGTTGGCGGCGATGGTCTTGAGCCGGCCGGCGTTGGTGCCGCCCACGATCAAGACGCTGTAGCCCCGCAGGTCCCGCTGCAGGTTCTGGTTCGTGGTGAGGCTGGTGGTGGTGCCGGCAGTGGCGGTGAGGCTCGAAGCAGCAGGGCTGGCCCCAGTGGAGAAGGCCCCAGCAGTGCCGCAGGCCCCAGCGCCAAAGGTTCCCGCCAGGGCGGGTGAGGGCACCTGCACCCAGCCGTCTTCTGCTGGGTTGTAGAGGAAGGCAGCAGTGTTGGACTGCACCAGCAGTTGCTGCTGCCGGTAGTGGCGGCTGGAGACGATGAAGTGGCCGGTGGTGGTGGCGGCAGGTGCGGGAGTGCAGAACTCCCAACGCTTGAGATCGAGGATCTTGCGGTTGCCGTTGCTGATGGGCATCTCAATTCACCGTGATGTTGCGCCGTAGGGAATCGGCAGAGAGGTGCATCAGGGCAGGGATCTGATCGTTGGCGCTGTAGCCGCCCACCTGGCTCTGGTTGGTGAGGGTGGAGCAGGTGGTGATGGTGCTGAGGTTCCAGGTGCCGGATTGGCTGGCCGGCACAACCCCTGGGGAGGATTCCAAGGTCACCCGCATGCGGCCAGCCGCATCGGGCGTCATCAAGCCGATGGTGCGGGTCAGAGCAGCAACCGCCAGCCGCAGCGCCTGGAGGGTGGACTCCAGGGCGAGGTCCTCAAAGGCATTGCGCAGGGCCATCAGTTCACCCCGTCCTCGATGTAGAGGGTGAGGGCCCCGCCGCTTGTGTCCCACCACTGGTAACGGCTGGCCCCCGCCAGTTGTTGGGCGCTGGGTGGGCTCCCCTGAATGAACAGGGGATCAGTGGCGGGGGCTGTTGACCATTCGCTGTCGAAGTCCGCGGCGCTGCGTTTGCGCAGGGTCTGGCCCGCACTGCCCCCAGCCGGCACTCCCGGGCCCTGAGGACCCGGCGGTCCAGCCTGGCCTGGGGGGCCGAGCAGGGAGGCCAGTTGGGTCCAGAACAGGGCCACGGCGGCAAAGAGCGGTGATCACTGACTCTTGCCATGGCCGGCTCCAGGGGGGCCATCAACTAGGACCTCCCCCAGCCGGCGGGCGATCAGCAACAGCTCCTCCTGGCGCAGCCACTGCTCCTTCTCACTTGCACCGGTGTGGCTGGCTGTTTGTGCTGGGCTCTGGCGCTCGTCATAGAGGCTGAGCAGCAGAGCGCGCTGGCTGGTGCGATTGCCGCAACCCACCGGGCACAGCAGCGCAATCGTTGCTTTGCCATTGGTGGAAGCAGCGGTGTCGGGGTTGAGGGGCAGGGCCTCCGGCTGCTCGCTGGCGCAAAGCCCCAGAGCGAGGTGGCCCAGGGCGCTGGCCATCTCCACCCCCAGCAACAGCTCCTGATCGGCAGAGAGCCCCTGCTGGCTGAGCCGGCCCGCAGCCGCCAGCACGGTCGCGCTGCTGCCGCCGTCCCACTGGAGCAGCGCCAGGGTGTGGAGGCCATCGCCGCTGGTTTCGATCGCCGTGCGCAGCAGCGATTGCACCTGGCTTTGATGGGCCGCCACCTGCTCCTGAAGGGTCTGGAGGTGAGTGCTGCTGATCCGCTTGGCCAGGTCCGGCTGCAGGGTGATCAGCAACCAGGCGGTGTAGAGCACCAGCCCCAGCAGCACAATGCGCGAGAGGCGATAGAGCAGCTGCCACGGGTTGCGGGCATCGAGGACATCGCCGACGGCCTTTTGGAGGGCATCGCTGGTGGCCCGGGTGAACACCTCCACCCGCTCCGCCAGCCCTTTGTTGAGGTCAGCCATCGTGATTAGGCGGAGAGTTCGTAGACCTGGCCGGTGAGCCGATCCAGGTAGAAGTCGCCAACCGCTGGTGGTGGCTGCAATGGGGCCGCTGCCCCGGTCGGTGGGGCGCCATTGCCCGAATACCAGCGGGTGGCGCGGCTACCGACACCTGATTCCTGCACCACCGCCAAGGCCGGTTCGCCGCTGCTGGGGTCCGGCAGGAAGCCCAGGCCGCCATTGGGATGGAGCCGCAACCGCCACACCACGGCATGGCGGCCGTCGTAGGGCTCGCCGGTGATGCCGCCGCTGGGGATCAGGGGCTGGATGGTGCCGCTGCTGCTGGCACCGCCGCCATCGCGGTGGCCGGTCAGCTGTTGGGGCGGCACGGGGCAGCCCACCAATGCGACAGGCAGGGTGGCGATCAGCATCCCCAGCTGCACCTGGACCGAGACATCGGCCCGGTGGGCATAGACGTGGCGTAGCCGGGGCGCGGTGCGGGAGGTGGCGGGCCAGGGCACCTCGTCGCTGGTGCCATCCCCCCAGATCACGGAGATCGGGGCGGTGATGCTCTGGCGGGGGTTGATCAGCAGCTCGATGGCGGCCGAGGCGATCGGTTCATTCCAGCGGCGATCGGCCGGCAGCCAAAACAGTTCCAGGTCATTCGCCGGCACCGGGCCTTTGCGATAGCCGAGTTCCTCCCAGCGGCCGAACTCCATCGGCAGCACCCATTGCTCGGTGCCGGGGCAGCCGAGCGGGGGGAGCAGCCGCACCCGTGCCCCACCCACCGTGGCTGGTTGCTCAGGCAGGGGATAGGGCATGGCAGGGGGATCAGATCAAGGGGTCAGAGAAGAGGTCATCGGGCAGGGCGCTCAGGGCTAATGCCTCTTCTGCGGTGGAGTCGCCAGCAGGCTCAGCGGCTATCTCCGCTGCCAGGTCTGTGGCGGCGTGGGAATCGGATTCGGTGACACTCGACTCAGCAGTGGTCCCGGTTTCTTCCTGCGTGGCCTCAATGGCAGCAGGGGGCTGGTCCTGCTCCTCCTTGCGGCGGCGCCCGCGCTTTCCTCGGGCGGCCGTGGGTTCCGGTTCCGAGTCGAGAGGATCAGCTGGAGCTGGCACGGCCTGAGACAGCGGCTCCGCCGCCGTGGAGCTGGGGCCGGCGACCTGCCAGCCGAGAGCGAGCCAGCCCGGCAGGTGAACAGGCCAGACGTAGCGCTCCTGGTTGCCCTGGTGGATGCGCAGCATCCCGGCGGGGAGGGGCCCCTGGGCGATGAGCCCCTGGCTCTGGGGCCCAGTCATGGGTGGCTGGCTCATGGTCAGGCCGGCAGGGTGGCGGTCAGGCCCACCACCATTCCCTCGGGCGTCGAAGGGGTGACAACGGCCTTGGCAAAGCAGAGCGCTGGCAGGTCGGCGTTGGCGACATCGGCGGCATTGAGGAGGATGTCGTGGCCGCTGATGTACGCCTCCACCCGGCCGCCCTCAGCAGGCACGGCGACAGTGGCGACCGGGATGAAGGTGCCGCGGGTTCCATCGCGCAGCTCAGGTGCCAGGTGCAGCACCACCGTCACCGCTGCGCTGTGGCCCGGATGGGAGACGAGCAGGGAGAAGCGGGAGGCGGCATCGAGCTTGGTGTTCAGCTTCACCACCTCACCGCTGGTGAACACCTTCTCGGTGTCGCGGGTGGCGGAGCGGTTGGTCCAACCCACCAGCACCGTGGCGGCATCGAGGAGGGCGTTGGCTTTCAGGCGAGTCATCGGTCGATCTCCAAGGAAGGGGTACGGAGTGGCGGTCAGGAAATGGGGGCGATGCTGTGCAGGCGGCCCGCAGCGCGGGGGTGCATCACGCCAAAGCCCACGTACCAATCGATCCGGGTGCGGAACACAGGCGCATCAGGCACTTCACCGAGGTCCCGCACCGAAATCCCGTAGCGGCCCTGGAACGGCCCCTGCAGGCCGGTCACCGCCTGATCCCCGAAGGTGCAGCAGTAGATCGAGCTGGTGCCGCCGGCCTCGCCGTAGCCGAGGACTTCAAGGCCCTGGGCGTCTCGGTCAACCGTGAGGATCTGGCACTCCTGGTAGTGATGCACCATCACGCCCAGGTTGTTGGTGCTCACGTTGTAAACGCCCTGGCCGACGGTCTGGCGGGCGAGGGCATTGAGCTGGCGGCGCATCGCCTTGCTCATCACCAGATACTTCTTGCCGCCGTAGGAATTGACCGAGTCGATCAGCTCATCGAGCTTGTCGAAGTCCAGGGCGGTGGCGCCGTTGTTGATCGCCATCTCGGCGCCGGGGGTGAGGCGCTTGGCGAGGCCGTCAAAGCCCCGGCCCTGGCTGGCGGTGGCGTCGCCATTGATCAGGGCGGCCTCGAGGGTGAGGCGCATCGAGCGGACCTTCATCTCGGTCTGCGCAGCCCGGGCCTCAGGCCCCTGTAGGTCGACGATCGAGCGGTCCACATCCACGTCGCCACCAAACAGGTGCACGGCTTCTGACTGGGGATCGACGACGCCGTAGCTCTGCTTGTAGCCCTCGTTCACCGCCCGGAAGCCCACCGTGGGGAGCTCCTTCTCGACTGAATAGAAGAGGCCGCCGCCGGCGATGTTCATGAATGGCAGCCAGCTGAGCAGTTCGCCCTCAGCGAAGGTCTTGATCACCGCCAGGTGCTCCAGGCGGCTCTCGTACTTGGCTGCCTCGATCAGGGTGAGGCCCATCGGTGCTGCACTCCCGGGGTACGGCCCCAGATCACGTCACCGCCTATTGCCATGGGCGCGTGCAGCGCGGCGGCGATGCAGCCACCAGCTCCTGAACGGGCTCCGCTCCGGCCCTTTTCATGATCGGGGGGCGCCTCAAGGGTTTCACGAGCCCGCCGCTGTGGACGTTGGCTCCGCGGCGCTCCGCATTTCAGTTGTGGACGGGCCCTTGACCCGCCCCCCGCCGGCTGAAGGGTCCTATGCGGAGCCCTCCCATGGCTTCTCTGTCCCGCAAAGCCCGCCTGCAGCAGTTCTCCTGGCAGGTGCTTGATGATCTGGCGTTCTGCAGGGAGCGCTATCCCCGGCTGGCTGATTTGGCGGCCCAGCTGCTGTTCGAGCAGCAGGCGGTCCAGCCGCTGGCGCCGGTTGATCCGGCATTGGAGGCCCTGATCCCCTTCTGATCTCAGCCGCCAAGCGGGGGGCCCCAGGGGGCCTCTTTTTTTGGTCGCTGGGCCTGGGGTGCAGTGCGGGTCAGCAGGACACGCTGCGCTGCCAGCGGCGGACGACGACCCAGTTGGCGGAGTGATTCAGCACTGACGGGAGCCGAAGCCATCACGGTCGGCGAGGGGAAGAAGGGAAGCACCGCTGCCCCAGCCGTCTCGCCCCGGCAAGGATCGTGCCTGGCGCCTCGTTGAGGCGTCCTTGCCGGATCGCTACAGCCGAGGCCTGACGCGGGTGTCCCTCGCCTCTCTCGTGATGGCTTCTTCTTTCCCCTGCTGCGAAATCCGCCAGCTGCTGGTGCACATCTATCCCGGTGGCAGCAAGGCGGGCGCTGCTGAGCGCATCACGGTCTTCTATGGCCGCCGCGGTCGCCCGGTCAAAAAGCCCCGCTTCATTCCGGCTGAGCTGGCCCATCAGTGGGCGCGCAAGCTGCAGGCCCGGCGCCTCGGCACCGTCTCGGTGCTCTGAGGGCCAGCCGGCCCTGCATGGCCGGCTGCGGGTTCGCCCGTGGCCGGCCTTTCGCTCTGCCGACGGAGCGAGCAGGGAAGGCGGAACTACTGACGGAACACCCTCTCGACCGGGTTGATGGGGAAGGAGCAGCTGATCAGGCCCTGAATGATCTCGGGGATCGAGCGGCCGCTACGGATTGATATCTCCTCGATGCGCTCATAGAGATCGGCATCGATCTCCAGCTCCAGGCGCTGGGGTAACCGCAAGGGATCGAGCCAGCTGCGCGCCCCTTTCGGGGGGGGGGGGGACAAGAAGCCAATACAAATGAACTAATTCATGGCAGTCATTCTGTGCGATCCCGCGGAATAGCGCAACTTTTATGCAATGACTGCATTGAGATTTCCTGAATTTGAAAAATTTCCGAGGCCCCCTGCGCCGCTCAGAGAAACAGGGGGAATACCCCCCGAGTCTGCATGCTTCTACGAGGAGCTGCGGGCCACTGCAGGGAGTTGCAGGGAGCTGATTTTGAAACGCGAAATGCGAGGAGAATTTTCGATTTTTTTCGTGTCGCTTCCTCCCCCTTTTGTGGGGTGATCGTTGCTTGACATTGGTGTTTCCCGGGTTGGCGTTCTGCTGCGTGCGCGTCAGCTTGAGCGGCTTATTCCAGCGCGACGCTCGGCGGCATCCATGCGGCGAGCCAAGCCCGTGGCCCAGCGCTTGCCGGGATCCCCGCCCCAACCATCCCAGGCCTGACGGCCCTTGCCGTAGGTCTCCCAGCTGGAGCCCTGCTTGTCGACCTCGTGGCGAGCGAAGAAGCTCACCATCCGATCGATCGTCTGGGGGGAGAGCTCCTGACGGTGCAGCAACTGCCGGGCCCTGGCCAGGCCCACTGGTGTCATGCCGCGGTTTGACGGCGGCTGCTGGGCCCGGCGCTCCAGGGCACGGCGGGCGGCAGCAGCCACAGGGGCGGGCGGCCGGAACGAGAGACCGGCATAGAAGCTGCGGGGCCGCCGTGCCATCGACTGATCTCAGCGACGAGCCACTCGCCCATTCACAGCGAAGGATGCCCTGTACAGCTCGGATGCCGTCATCGCCTGGGGGTTGATTGGCTCGCCATTGCTGCCGATCCCCGACACCGTCAGTCCCCCAGCGGCCTGCATGCCAGCCGGGCCCCGCTGCTGGAACAGGAAGCCGTAGACGGGATGCACGCGCATCTGATCGAGGAACTCGGTGGTGGTCATCGGCCGGCCGTCGTCGCCCAGCAGGGGTTTGCCCTGGCCGTCGAGGGGTTCGAGCACGTCCTTGCCATCCCCGCCAGTGGCGAGACGGAAGCACGTCCCCAGCTGCCCCTTGAAGATGTCAAAGAACGTCCCGCGGGCGTCACCGCCATTGCGGCCCTCGGCCTGGGAGAAGGCGCGCTCCAGCAGGCGGTCCTTGCGGAGTTGCAGGATCTGCTGCTTGGCCTCGTCGCGCTCAGCAGCAACGGCAGCCACCTTCTGAGCAGAGGCTTCCTCCATCTGGCGTTCGCGCAGCTCCATCTGCTGCTCGAGGATCTGCTTCTGGCGTTCGGCCTCCTGCAGGCGGGCGTACTCCTCGGGGTTGATCTCCGAGAAGCGGTTCAGCTGCTGGCGCAGCGTGCGGATCTCCTTTTCGAGCTGGTTGCTCTTGCGCCGCTCGGCCCGCAGGGGCTCGGAGCTGCGGTGGTCATCGCCGCCAGGTTCAGCGGCTGCAGCAGGTGCCGGGGCCTGCGCCTGACCATCGCCCGCCATGGTGTCGGCAGAGCCCTGACCATCGGCACCGCTGTCGATGCTCTGGCCGTTGGCGGCGTAATTGTCGTCAGCGCCCTGGCCGCTGGAGGCGGTGGTGCTGGAGGTGGAGGAAGCAGTGGCAGTGGCCATGACCCATCGCGGCTGTCGTGGATGAGCACCCCATCCGGGCTGTGCTCACCGCCTATTGCCATGGCCGCCGGCCGACAATGCCCCCCGGTTCGCATGCAAACCACCATGGCCTCCGGCATCACGGTTACGTCCAACCCCGACCCGGAAGATCTGCAGAGCCTGGGTGTGACGAGCTGGCCGACCTGGGGCTGTGAGGTCAGCACTTTCCCCTGGACCTACGAAGAGCAGGAGACCTGCCTGCTGCTGGAGGGCGATGTCACCGTCACCCCCGATGGCGGGGAGCCGGTGCGCTTTGGCGCCGGTGACCTGGTGGTGTTTGACGCCGGCCTCAGCTGCACCTGGGACGTGCATGCCCCGGTGCGTAAGCACTACCGCTTTGGCTGATGGCGACCGCCAGAGTGGAGCCCATGCAGATCCCGCCCCGGCCCACACCGCGCGAGAGCACCGAGGCGATGGTGCGCAACATCGACCGGGAGCTAGCGGAGATCGAGCAGGGCATGAGGCGGTGCCGGGGCGATCTCGTCGCCGAGCCGAAGCTGACCGGCACCTGGATGGCCCACCTGCTGATCAGCAGCAAAGAACTGCTCCACAACCTGCTAATCGACACGGCCAAGCGGCCCCAGCGCCTATAGGCCTCACCCCCGCGAGAGCTCCAGCTGCCTGGCCAGCCAGAGTTCCACATCCTCATAGGTGTAGCGGACGAGGTTGCCCAGCTTCACGAAGGGCGGGCCGTAGCCGCTGGAGTTCCAGCTGTAGATGGTCGAGAGCGACACGCCCAGGTAGGTGGCCAGGGTTTCGGGGGTGTAGAAGCCAGCCGGCAGGCTGGTGGTGCTGGTGTCGGCATTGGCGGCGGCGCGGCGCTTGGGCAGGAACAGCCAGCTCCCCATCGGCAGCTGGTCCGACGGACGGCCGGTGATGGTGGGGTTTAGGCCGCGCAAGGTGGTCACGGTGGTGCCGTGGCGCTCCGCCAGCACGTTGAGGCTGTCGCCGGTGCCCACCACCGCCACTCGGTTGGGCTTGAGCGCCGCTTGGATCCGTTCGCCGAGCAGCGGTTGGGTGAGGGAGCCAATGCCGCCGGCGCCGTAGAGCCCGCCGAACTCCGTCACCGAGAAGGCACCCAACTGCCCCCGGCTGGGGGAGGGAAGCACGCCAGGAGTGCGCAGCTCAGTCAGCGGCCCCAGCCAGACGGCACCGAAACAGGGGGTGAGCAGGGCCGGGGTTGTGGCAGAGACGGGCCGGATGCCGCTGGTGCTCCAACTGATGGCCGCCGCCAGCCAGTCCCAGGGTTGGGATGGCGTCAGCGGCAGCACCACCCCACGGGTGAGGTAGCCCTCGTAGGTGAAGTCCCCCGTGTCGAGGCCCGGAGCGTTCTCCTTGCTGGAGATTCCCCGCAGGCGCTTGAGGAAACCCTCGAAGACAAACCTCCCCGTGCGGGTGGAATCGAGCACGCCAGGGATGGCGTTGGAGAACAGCAGGATGCGGGCGTTGGCATAAGGCTGCAGTGCCGAGGGGGGCAGCACAGGAGTGATGCTCACGGTTCAGCCCCGCTCCAGCGCCGCCGTGAAGCCACTGCCCTGGCCGCTCAGCTGCGGGTCGCGGCTCCAGTTCGCCAGGGTGGGCAGCATCAGCAGCAGCGCCTGGGCATGGCTGCCCCGCTGGCGGCGGAGGGCCGCCTCGATCGAGAGCCCCTCGCCGTAGCGGGTGATCGTTTCTTCCCGGAGGAGCTCGGTGTCGTACTCGATCACGTCGGCCTTTCTGACCGGCAGGGTGCCGTCGTCAGGAAGGGCATCGGCAGGAACGGCCTTGCGGCGGGTCTCGATGGGTGCCTGCAACTGCTCGGGGCCCAGCCCCGCCAGCTCGGTGTCGATGGCGGCGATTGCGTCCAGCTCCCGCCGAGCGGTGGGGATGGCATCGGGGTAGAGCTGCTCCAGATCCGCCATGGCGTCGTTGATCGCCCGGATCGCAGGCATCCGGGCCGGAATAGCGAGGGCAACCCGGATGCCCTCCAGGTCAGCAGCCCGCCAGCGGTAGGGCGAGTCGGTGGGGGTCTGGCTCATGCGGCTGCAGGCGAGGCTGACTCCTCTTGCCTCAGGGGCACCGGCGCTGAGCTCTCAGCAGCCCTGGGTTCCTGGGCCTGGCGCCCCTCCCCGGCCTTGGTGGCCGGGCTGTCATCAAGAGTCGGGCTGCTGATCGCATTGGCCGTGGCCAGGGCCAGCTGGTGGCGCAGCTCCTCCCGGCTGATCACCCCCTTGTCGAACAACTCGATCCATTCCTTCACCTGAGGCTGCGGTTGGATCGGTGGGGTGAGCGGGCTCACCGTCACCTGCAGACCCGCGCCGGGGGTAAGGGCCTCCCCCGTAAGAGCGCACCAGTGCTGGAGAAGGGTGGAAAACAGCGACGCTTTCTGGATCGCCATCGCCTGCAGCAGGGCATAGCTCTGCGAGGCAGTGAGGCTGATCTCCATCTCGGTGCGGGCGGCACCGCGGTTCTGGGAGGGGATCAGGGCATCGCGGCGCATGGTGTCATCGAGGATCTGCAGCCAGGCGCGGTGCTCCGCCAGGGACCTGGCCCGGATCTCCACGAACTCGAAGGACGCGTCCGAGGGCAGGTCCATACAGGTGTTCGGACCGAGCACCACCGGACCGGCCTGGCTGTTGCCCATGGCGTCCACCATCCCCTTGCGCACCCCCACAGGCAGGGCCGTACGGCTCAACAGCTCCTCGTACTCGCTCTTGCAGCGGAAGTGGTTGAGGTACTGGTGGGCCAGGCCCAGGTGCGGCAGGTCCCCCTCCCCGAAGGCTGAGCCATCGGAGGTGTACCAGCAGGCCGGCAGCCGGGTGATGCCCTCGAAGGTGGTGACCACGGGGTCGTCGCAACGCCAGCCGCTGGTGGCTTGAGGGTCAGCGCAGACCGGGTGGTGGGCCAGTTGCAGGCCGGTCACGGCCCCGCCCCTGGCGGTCCCACCCTTGGTGGTGTCGCCGGTGGTGAGCAGCTGCAAGCTGCGGTAGTGCCAGCGGTCTGGGGCGTCGGCATCGCCCAGAAGGGCGTTGATTTGCTCGGCTACCGCTCCTTCGCTGCCGACCGGTTCAGCGTTCATCGGCCGGTTCACCGGCTCCCGCCAGACGATCCGGCCAGGGAGGCCGTAGGAGACAGGCAGCCCCCAGTTGAGACAGTTGGCCCGGGGCACCAGCTGCAGCCGCGGGAGGGAGAGGCGATCGCCGCTGCGCAACGCCTCCTGCCGGTCGCCCTCGCTGGGCCAGCTGTGCTCGGGAGGCAGCACCAGCACCAGGGCGGCACCATCGCGCAGGACCAGCAGATCGGCGGCAGCCAAGAAGACGCCCAGGTCCGTGCCCCGGCCATCCACATCGGTCAGCACCGAGCTCAGGCTGGCCGGGAGGCTGATCCAGCTGCCACGGCTGAGCATCCCGGCATAGGTGCGCAAGGCATCACGGAAGAAGCCAGAGGGGCGGGCGGCGTCGAGGCGCTTGCGGTAGGCCGCCTCCGGCTCCCGCTCACCCTTGGGGAGGTAGTGCTCCTTGCGGCTGGTGCCGTCAGGGGCGGCGAGTAGGGCCCAGCAGTCGGCGGTGATCTGGAGGGATGGGTGCAGGGCAGTCAGGGTTGGGTGCCGGTGCCAGGGAGCGGATGGGGCAGAAGCTGGCAGAGCGGGGGCTGGAAGCACTGGTCGCCGGCGGGGCTACTGGCTTTTGCCAGCGCGAATCCGACAGGGCGTCCAGAGTTGTGTAGCCAAAGGAATAGGTGGTTTGTGGACCGGTGAACCATGGCTACCAATGAGATACTTGCCGCAGAAATCCCTGCTGAGACAGGACTCAATGGCCATTGCAAGGCGCTATCCGGCATGGTTCTCGGAATGCACCGGCTATTCGCAGGTGGTTCTCGGAACCTGCCAATAACAAGTTAGGCTGATCGATACCAGTACTTCTTTGTTAAGGCAGGGCGATCATGCACATGAAAACATGCATCTACTGCAAGAAAACAAAAGAAGAGAAGGAGTTTACTTTAGAACATGTGATCTCGCAGTTTCTTGGCGGGGCACAAGCCCCAGATCAATTAAAAACAAGAGATGTATGCGGAACATGTAATAGCAATCTTGGGCTATTTGTAGATGCATCCTTTGAAAAGGACTTTTTGGTCTACAGCATGCTAAGCCAGGCTGCATATTCCTTCTTCAATCCCGATAGACCCACTCCACTTCCATTGAAATGCATGGGCACATCCGACCTAGAGCCTCCGGAGATGACAGAAGATGAAATATGTGAGTATTGGATTGGTCCATTGGGCGAACAGATATACTGGATTCGTCCATCAGATGAACGTATGTACTGGTACTCTGGTGGCAATCCAATAACAACCAGAAAAGTAAGCACTAGAGCCTACTTTCTTTGGTCAGAGTATTCTCAAAAGAATCCAATGATTACGTGGCTATCCTTCGGTGATGCATTTAAGGGTAGAAAAGTAAGAAAAGTGTCATGCACGGAGGTCGTGGGAGCAGATCCATCAGAGATCGGCTTTTCCAGGGCCGATGATTTAGATTTAAAGCGGATTACCTATTTCAATGGCCTATGCAGCCAAGGGCAGACAAGACAAGCCCGGGTATCAATGTACCTTCGACATGATGTCCGGTTTTTGGCCAAGCTAGCTATTGGAATTGGTCACGCATTATTCGGTGAGACTTTCGATAACTCTAGGCATGCCGGGGAGCTTCATAAAGCGCTATGGTATAGAGAAGGCGATCCGGAACCAGATATACCGGGCCAAAGCGCTCTAAGGCATGGGAACGAATTTCTTAAAAGTGCTTGCGGGTTCAATAATGCAGTAACTTTAGCAATTATACCTTCGGAAAAGCATCTTGCTCTAAATCTTAATCTCTCTAGAAATATGAACTGGAATATCGCTCTTGCTGAACTGGAAGACGTCAGAGAGCTCATGGGAGAGGATTTGCGCCATGGTATATGCGTGATACTATTTAAGACCCTAGGAAAGGGTGTATCTATTTCATTGCCAGAACTAATCGCTCATAACCAAAACCTAGTGACACACCAGGATCTCGTAGAAGTTGAGGGGCTTGCCAATAATAGCGTTGGTTATTTTGAAAACCTATGAAGAGCCTAACAAGCTCTTCGAGTGGACAGGCCTCCATCAGGTTGTGCATGTCAATATAGACTCTTGGCCTGTCACTCAAGGGCAGTGTTATACGGTCTCGCAATCCATGAAAAGACTCTTTTGATCATGCCCCTTTCTATCGGCGAAGATGAATTAAACGAACGCATCCTGGTACTGGACAACGAACTGATTGACCAAGGCTTTGAGCCATGGCAACGCCAGATTCATATTGAATCAAAGTTATCGCAAGAACTGCAGATTAGCTACATAATCAGCGAGAGACATGAGCCCCTCCACGTAAAGCTTATTAAGCAACACTTTGCCACCTACTACAGGAAGGAGGACTTATTCATGCCTCCACTGCACGTTGGAGCGTTTCTTTATCGCGATCTCTTCTTTCCCATTAGGATTCCAATTATCTTTGGATCACCAGTAATTGATTTACGCAAGTTTCTTTGTCAAGCAACGGAATCGCAGCTTAAGCTTGTTTTTGGCGAGCGGATAAGCACTTTAACATTCTGCGATCAGGCATTTGATCTGCTTGACTTTGTTTACGGCCTAGATGATTTAGGCAAGCAGGATCGAATTAACTCAAGGACTATTGAATGGTGGCATCTCGCCAAACAGCAGCTAGAAGCGGCCGCTGCCACTACTCTGGGATCATTCACGAAATATGCAATTATTCAGAACTGCTGCGTCTCTGCTGAACTTCTATTAAAAGGAGCTCTGCTGCAGGAAGGAGTTGGCGAGAATCTTCTTTCCAATACGAATAAGGGATATGGCCATAATCTAGAGGGCATCGCAAGTAAGTTTTGCAAGATTAGGCATGAGATTAACTCTCAGCTAGTCCTCGCCGTAGCCTCTCGAATGCCAAGCTATGTTGAGTCCCGATACAATGATATAGGTTTAACACGTGTACAGCTTGGGCATTTGCTAATGAATGCTCAATTCCTGGCGGGTGAGATTCTTCGATGCTATTCCGGTCGCAACTTCCGACTTGATGCACAAATTCAAGAGCGGACTTATCCATCTATCACTTTTGCGTAACAGCTCGGACCTACGGGCTGGATTGACTGAGGAGGTTGTGTTGCCTGCGAAATCGTCCGCACATCAAGCCCCTCGAGTGGACAGGCCACTACCAGCATTGAGCTTCGCAACCCTACACTTCTCGCCTGCCACTCATAGGCAGAGTTCAATCCTGCTCCACCACCTCCATCGCGACCACCCGCTGACTGCAGGCCCCAACGATCTCCCGCCACCGCTCTTCCCTGACCCCCAGACGCTCAGGAACCTCTGCCGCTGCCGTTCCCAGCCTGAGCAACTTATGCCCTCGCGCATGCAGCTCACGCCAGGAGGCCGGCACCTTGATCAGAAAGCCCTTGTCGCGGAGATAGTGATACACCTCCCCGTTGGCATAGGTGCGGGCATAGGGCCGAAAGGATCCCCGCTCTGGTGAGAAGCGGCGAGCGGCCTGGAGGATGCCGAGCATGGCGACCTGCTCCAGGTCTTCCCGTGGATGGCCGGTGCGCCGGGAGATGTTGGCCGCCACGGTCTGCGCGATGTCGCGATGCTGGAGTGCCAGGACGTTGGCAGCGGCGTGGGGGTTGACCGGCCGATGGCGCCGCGGCTTGGCGGGGAAGGCGATCACCAGCTGAACGGCATCGCCCTGGTGCTGGGGTCGCGGCCGCGGTCGAGGACCGATCCGAACGCGCTGGGTACTGCTGGGCCGCGGCAGACACGTCGCCACCACCGGCGGCCGCAGTGGCAGATCCAGCTGGCCGCCCGTTCCGCGGCAGGAGGGCGTTCGTAGGGGTCGGGCGATGGCGTCGGTCATGGCTCAGCGGCTAAACACCATCGGCAGCGGCGCCGTGCTGTGGCCCCGCCCGCGCCAGTACTGCGCCTCGATCCAGAGCACCCCTTGGGTGAAGGCATCCACCTGGTCGTCGATCCCGCCCCTGGGGGAGAAGGCCAGCAGCTCTTCAACCAGCGAGTCGGCCTTGCGGGCAAAGCGCACTTGGCCCGCCTCCACCAGCGGGGCGACGGCATGGGCGCGGGAGGCCTTGCTGCCCTTGGGCGGGATGGCGATCAACCCGGGCACCTGGCGCTTGAGCAGCTGGCAGACGGCCGGGCCGTTGGCGGCGTCCTCGATCAGGACGGCGTGGGGGCGGAGGCCCTGGCGCTCCAGGGAGTTGAGCGATGCCAGCAGGAACTTGATCACTCCTGGCAGGTCCAGCTGCTGCCGGTGGGCCCAGAGCGCTTCGATCTGGAGCTCAGCCCATGGATCGGGGGGGGCATTCGCCCCCTCGGGATGTGGCGCTCTGCTGCGCTGGGCACCAGCGGCGTTCGTGGCCAGCGCCAGCCCCTGACGCCGCGCCTCAGCTGCCGGATGCCTCTGAGGCTCCAGCAGGCCCAGCAGGGCAAAACCGCAGGCGTCGTTGTCCTTGCCGTCCTTGAAGCTCAAATCGCAGCTCAGCACCAAAGGCGCGTAGCGCCGGGGCTGGCCCAGGGCGACCGGCAGGGGCGCTTGGATCCAGTCCTTGCGGAACAGCAGACCCTCGGCAGGACTCGGCCGCTGCTGGTACAGGGCGTTCCACCAGTAAGAGCCCAGGCGGGTGCGGATGCGCTGAAGCACCGCCAACGGCACTCGCTCCGGGCACAGCGGCTCGCCGGGCTGTCGCCAGTCGGCCACCTTCGTGCAGGTATGCGGGATCTGCATAGAAATAGCCTCCGGTTCTGCGATCGCCGGCAGGTTGAGCACCGTCCAGTGCTCCGGGTTCTCCTCGGCCTCCTGCTCGAGCAGCCAGGCGGTCATGTCGTGGTGGTCCCAGCGGGTCTGCACCACCACCTGCGCTGCCGGGAGCAGGGCACCTTCTGCCGTTAGGCCCGGCTCGGCCCGGGTGAACCAGACGCTCTTGAGCCAGTCGATCAGCCGCTCGCGCTGCAGGGTCGACTTGGCATCCTCCGGGCCCTTGTAGGGGTCATCGATGATCCCGAGGTTGTAGCCCTTCCCGGTGAACGGGCCCCTCACGCCCGCGGCGATGCAGCCGCCCCGCTGGGGAGTCAGCCAGTTGCCAACTGCCGCCGAATCCTTGGAAAGGGCGTGGCCGGTGCTCCGGTAGTAGTGCCGAGCCTCCCTGCTGTGGGCATAGGCCAGCTCACCCGAATAGCTGGCGATGGCACAGAACAGTTCGGGGTGGCGGCTCACCCAGTAGGCGGGGAACAGGCGCGACACCAGCTGGCTTTTTCCATGGCGGGGCGGACAGCAGACGATCAATCGCGTCAGCTGCCCGTCGGCCACCTGCTGCAGCAGGTCGATCAGCAGCTCCGATAGCCGGTGGAACTGGAAGGTGGGGAAGGCGATTTGGATGAAGTCGCGGAACAGCAGGCCTTGGCGGGTCGTTGTCGCCCGGTCGGGATCCGGAACGCCCAGCAGTCCCCAGTCGGCCCACAGGTCGGTGGTGGGGTCCAGCAGCAGGCCACCCTCATGGCCAGATGAGGCAGGGAGCTGCAGGGTGGAGGCGACGCGGCCCATCAGCTTTTCGCCTCAGGCGGCTTGATCGGGGCCCGCAGCAGCCCGCCGATCTCAGCGATCACCCGGAAGGCGCCGACGGCCGCGTTGAACTGACCCGCGTCCATGGCCCGGCGGGCGCAGTCATTGAGGGCAAAGATCTGCTCGGCCTGGTGCCGGCGCCGGTCAGAGATCAGCTCCTGAACCATGCGCTCACGCGCGAGGTTGAGGTATCGGTTGACCGTCTGGGTGTTGTGGATTCCCCAGTTCTCACGAGCATTTTCAATGATCTGCACCAGAGGTAGGCGCTGAGCCACCCAGAGCTGTGCCTGAGCAATGCGCCGTTCCACCTCCAGCCGCGAGGGCCTGGGGGTGAGTTGAACCGCCACACCCTTGGGGCGGCGCGGTGGATTGGCATGGCCGATCGGCCGGGCCGGATCGGTGGGCTCATACAGCGGCTGGCCGTTGTCGTCCTCTGCGCTGGCCGCAGCGCGCAGCTCCTCCACCGGATCGGCGGAAGGCAGGTCATGGGCACGCTGCGGCATCGGCTCAGAACGGTTGGTCCTGGGCCTTCGGGGGGCGGATGGTCCAGAAGGGCTTGCCGCGCTTCTCGGTGGCGCTGCCCTGCTGGATCGCGGCATCCTTGGCAGCCTTGAGCTGCTGCTCGATCTGTTGCACCGCCGGCGGGAACTCGTAGCTCAGCCGCCCAGTGCTGTGGGCAAAGGCCCAGTTGTCGTGGGAGAAGGAGGGATCCAGCTGGCCGGAGGCCATCGCCTCGCTGAGGGACTCGAGCAGCGGTTCGAGCTGCTGCTCCAGCTGTTTCTGCTGGACCTTGAGGGTCGTGATCGCATCGAGCAGCGCATCGATGGCGTCAGACGGCGCCGAGGCAGCTTCAGCAGGGGCAGCAGGCATCACCATGAGCACGGCGTTCAGAGGCCAGCAGACCAGAGCCCGCTAGAGCTTCACTGTATGGGCTCTGTCCTGAAAGCCGCAATCACAAGGGCTATTAATTCCTAGCCAGTCTCCCCCTCTGCTCAGAAGGGCCTGCGGGCAGAGCAGTAGCGACTCCAGGCCGCAGCCCAGGCCGCCAGGCACTGCTCGCGGCTGTAGAAGGTGCTGGTGAATGCCTCACCGGGCTTGCTCCAGATCGTCTGGCCCAGCTCGTAGTGGTTCCCCTGGGCAGCCTCCAGCACCATGTAGCCGCCGAGCTGGGCGGCGGTGGAATAGGGCCGGCCGTGGGCCGAGAGGGTCTTGAGGTCGTACAGCACCCGCACCTCGTGGCCTCGCCGCTCGCTCAGCGCCGGTGAGACGTAGGCGCCATCGAAGGCCCCGGCCACGTTCCGGGTGAGGCAGCAGGTGAGTCGTTCACTGGCGATCACCCGCACCTCCTCCCAGAGCGGTAGCTGCAGCAGCGGCAGGATCCAGTCCCGGTACTGGTGATGACCTGGCAAGGTCTCGGCTTCCAGCAGGGCTTCGCCGGCGCTCTTGCCCACCAGGAAACGGGCCTGGCTGTAGTGCTCCAGGGCGGCATGCACGGTGGTACCGCGCGGCTCCCAGATCGGCCGCTTGGCCTCGATTGATCGCTTTGCGGTCTCGCTCAATCCATAGGCCAGCACGCCGGTGATCGACACCGGGAACAGATGATCCCCCAGCCAGTAGCGGTGGGCCGCCTCATCCCGCCAGAGGCCGGGGATGGGCTCCAGCCAGGTGGCAGTCAGCATGGCCGTTTCCCTTGCAACAGCCCGTGACGGTGGGCGTCACAGCCGAAATCCCGCTCCAGAGCTGGGGTTGAGCAGGCCCCGTGACGTTGTAACTCTCTTTCTATAAATAGAAGCATTAGCAAGCAGCAGTGTGTCCTTACGCAGGTGTGCATGGGTGTCTGTGTGTGTGAGGGTGTCTATCCCCGCCGAAAAGCGTCACAGCGTTACAGCCGCTGGGATCGGCTGCGCCGCAGTGGCTCTGGGCATAACGGTGGGGTGTTGCGGGGTGTCATGGCTGTGACGCTCCAGCTCAGAGAGCCGCCAGTGGAATCGCCACCGCCCGCGTGACCATGCCGGCACCGCAGAAGCGCACCGGCCCGCGGCGTTGGGCACCGGCCAGGCGCAGCAGCACCACCGCCCAGCCATGCGCCCAGGCCGTATCCCGCAGGATCTGGGCGATCGGCTCGGCCGTGTTGCTCACCAGCAGATGGGCCGGCTCCAACCGCAATCCCTGCCGGGCCAGTGCTTGCGCAGCCAGCTCGGCGCTGATCTCCAGGTCATGGGCCTGGTGGGCGGCGAGCTCCACCAGCTCACCGATCGTGCGGGTGACGGTGCGATCGGGGCACTCCACCCGCAACGGGTGCTGCAGGATCGTCTGAATGCAGCGCTGCTCATCACTGAGCTCGGTGCTCTGGCTGTAGCTCTCCCAGTCGTGGCAGGCGATGCACTGCTCGGCCTCCTCCTGGGTGGGGACCACATCGCTAAGCAGCGACCAGGCCCCAGCCATCAAGGTGCCGTACTGATCCCCCAGGCGCTGGGAGTCGAAGTGCCGCGCCGCTGCCCGGGTGAACACCCCTTCCGCCTGGCGGATCATCGGGATCAGCCCCACGGTGCGGGCGATCAGCCGCCGGCCCAGCTCGCTGGAGATGTGGCGATCGAGGTCCCGATCCAGCGAGGCCCAGTGCATTTCACGCTCACCTTTGGGCAGCTCGGCGGGGTTGCGCAGGGTGAGTTGGGCAAAGCGGCTGCGGTCGGCACCCTGCTTGAGGGCAGTGGCGATCGAGCTGAGCAGGAACATCGAGCGCACCCGGTAGCGGCTCACCTCGCCGCTGGGGGAGCCCTTGAGCAGGGAGGCCCCGCTCTCGCTGCTGGCCACCCGTGCCAGCGACAGAATCCCCTGCATCCGCTGCTGATCCGGCCGCTCGTTGCTTTCGGCCTCGTCGAACACCACCGGCACGGCGTCGGAGCAGATCGACTGGCGCAGGGCGGCTTCTGTGGTCGAGCCGCTCACCAGCAGGGCGAAGTCCCCCAGCAAGGGGGTGATGTAGCGATCGAGGATTGCGCTCTTCCCCGAGCCCGCACCGCCCGTCAGCCAGACGTGGGGCCGCCAGCGCAGCGAACCGCAGATCGGGCTGAGCACCACCCAACCCACCAGCAAGGTGCCGGAGGCGGGCACATCCCAGTGGAAGCGATTGGCGATGCTCACGATCACCGCCGCCTCCTGCACCGAGAGGGGCTCCACATCGCCGGGCCCATCGAGCCGCGGCATGCGCTGGTAGACGTAGCGCGAGCGAAAGGGAGCGGTGATCAGGTGCTCCCCCTCGGGGGTGACGAGCCGATCGCCGAGATGCAGCAGCGGCCGGCCGTCGTCCCACCAGGCCCCGCGGCCGCGGATGCGATCGGGGGTGAACAGCCCGGCCGCGATCGAGCGCTCGTAGAGGTCACTGGCCACCGCCGACCAGTTCACGCCGGTGCGGCTCGGGTAGAGGGTTTCCCAGTGAGCCAGCGGCGCCAGGGCAATCAGGTGGGTAGCGGTGTGAGCAGAACGGGCCAGGCGCAGCACCTGCCCGGTGCGCCCCGATCGGTAGTAGCTGGCCTCGCCGTCGTAGCCGAGGCACTGGAATGGCGCCCCACCGCCGGCACCTCCAGCAGGGGGCTCACCGGAAGCGGGCTCCTGCTCGTCAGCGGCTGACGCCCCTGCCAGTCTTGCGCCCTCTGCTGGCAGGGGCTGCACCCACTGCTGCAGGTGCTCGGTCGCTTCCGCCGGGTTCCACTCGGCGTTGGCCAGATCCCAACCTTGCGGCAGCTCGGCCGGCGGTTCCACCAGCTGCACACTGCAGCCCTGACCCCTCAACAGAGCAGCCAGCCGCGCCATGGCCTTGCGGCCGGGCGCGTCGGCATCGGGCCAGAGCGTCACCGACCGCCCCGCCAGCCCCAGTGGGGCCAGCGGCTGCCAGTCGGCCTTGGCGATGGCGTTGGTGCCGTTGGCCCAGCTGATCACCACGTGATCGGGGAACAGCTGGGCGGCTGCATCGGCCGTGCCTTCCCCCTCCACCACCAGCACCGGTGCCTCGTGGCGTTGGCTCAGGCCCGGCAGGCCGTAGAGCGGCCGGGGTGCAGGCCACTCGCAGGAGAAGGGATCACGGCGGCTGGGCCGGTGCCAGCCGCCATCGAGCCACACCCGATGCAGAAAGACCTTTCGCCCACTGCGGCCAGGGCAGAGGCGCTGGATCCAAAACAGCTGGAGACCAGCCGAATCGCGATAGCACCATTGGGCGATGGCGCCCTGGTCCAATGCCGGCGGCGCGGCATCGGACGGTGGCGTTTCAGGTTGGCGCCACGGCCGGCTGCCGTGGCCTGGAAGTCCAGTCGCGGCAGGTAGCTGGCCCGCGGAGCCGTTGCCGGTGCTCACTGGCTGGGGCCGATGCCGTCCAGTGCCGTCCGGCTCCAGGCCCAGGTAGCGCTTCACCTCCTCGCAGGCCTGGCTAAAGCTCCAGCGGCGCACCCGCATCAGCAGGTCCATCCCGGTTCCGCCTCCACCCAGGTGGTCCTTGCCGCCGCACTGGTTGCAGAACCAGGAGCCGTTGCCGTCCCGGTCGTCAAAGCGATACCGGTCCCGCCCCCCGCAGGCGGGGCAGGGCTGATGGCGGTTGCTGAGCTGCTCGGCGTGCAGCCCCCCAAGCCCCTCAAGGATGTCCCGCCAGCGGCCTGAGGCCGCCGTCATCACGTCGGTTGCCATGGGTGTCTCCACGGCTCAACGACGTTCAGCGGATGTCGCCAAAACGGGCCCTGGCATGGCCATGCCAGTCCGTTCTGCCTCGATCACGGCATCGATCACCTGGCGCAGCACCGCCGAGCGACTGAGGGCGCCGTGGGAGCGGCGCTGATCAAGCCAAGCCAGCTGCGCCTCGGTGATGGAGACGCTCAGGGGCGGCGCGAAGGAAGCCATGGATGCCTGAAGTTCTGAGCACAGCCTAAGCGTACCCGGCAAGGCTTGATAAGTTGAACATTGCTGAGACCATCTGCTCAGCGCAAAGCCTGTCGTCATGCCCATGGCCCCGATCGTCCTGCGCGACTACCAGCAGCAGTTGCTGGCCGACCTCCGCGCAGCCCTCAAAGTCCACCGGCGGGTCTGCGCCGTCATGCCCACCGGTGCGGGCAAGGGCCAGACCATCGGCGCCATCGTCCAGAGCGCGGCCGGCAAGGGCCGGCGGGTGCTGGTGCTCGCCCACCGAGCCGAGCTGATCGACCAGCTCACGGGCACCGTTCGGGCGTGGGGACTGGAGCCCGACGTGATCGCCCCTGGCCGCGCGCTGCAGGGCCGGCAGGTGGCCGTGGGCTCGGTGCAGACCGTCGCCCGGCGGCTGGGGCAGTTGTCAGCGCCGGATCTGATCATTCAGGACGAGGCCCACCACCTGGTGGCCGGCAACGTCTGGGGCCGGATCATCGAGGCCTGGCCAGGCGCCCATCTGATCGGCAAGACCGCCACCCCAGAACGCCTCGACGGGAAGGGACTGGGCGTGGTGGCCGGCGGCTACTTCGAGGCCCTGGTGCTGGGGCCCTCAGCGGCCTGGCTGGTGGAGCAGGGCTGGCTGGCAAAACCCCGAGTCTTCTCCTGGCCAGGAGCCAGGAACAGCAAGCTCCGTCGCCGCATGGGCGAGTACGACCTGGAGCAGGCGGCACGCGCCTTCGGGGACCGGGCCGCCATTGGTGATGCGGTGTCGCACTACCGACGCCGACTGCACCCGGGTACGGCGATCTGCTTCTGCTGCACGATCGAGCATGCCGAGCAGATGGCCGGCGCCTTCCGCGCTGCGGGAATCCGGGCCGCGTCGGTGAGCGGCGGCACCCCTGCCGAGAAACGCAAACGCCTCATCGCCGGGCTCGGCACCGGAGAAGTGGAGGTGCTCACCAGCTGCATGATCATTTCCGAGGGCACTGACATCCCCTCAGTCGGCGGCGCGATCCTGATGCGTCCCACCGCCAGCCTCTCGCTCTACCTGCAGATGGTCGGACGGGCTCTACGTCCCGCGCCGGGTAAGCAGGAAGCAGTGATCCTCGATCACGTCGGCAACGCCCATCGCCACGGCCTGCCCACCGATGAGCGCGAATGGAACCTGGCCGGCCGGCGCCAGCGGGAGGGCGTCTCGATTCCGATCAAGGACTGCCCGGTCTGCTTCTGCAGCTGCCCCAGCGCCGCGGAGGTGTGCACGGACTGCGGCCACCTGTTCCTGGCGGAGGAACGCGATGAGCAGCGCCGCGGGATCCAGCAACTCGACGGCGAGCTGGTTGAAGTCACGGGCGCGGCCCGTCACCGGCCCAAACCCACCCAGCAGCAGAGCCCCCGGCGCACGCACCCTGCAGCTGGCTGCCGCACCTTCGAGCAGCTGCTGGAGCGCGAGCAGGAGCGCGGCTACAAGCCCGGCTGGGCCAGGCATGTGTGGGCTGCAAGGCAGCACAACAAGCCAACTGGCAGTACGCTTTGACGTACGGGTGAGGGCCATGTCATGACCACCGTGTCCGCCACAGAAGCCCGCAAGCGGCTCTATGCCCTGATCGACGAGGTGGGGCAGTCCCACGAGCCGGTGCAGATCACCGGCAAGCGGAGCAACGCCGTGCTGCTGTCCGAGGACGACTGGCGCGCCATCCAGGAGACGCTCCACCTGGTCTCGATCCCCGGCATGCGTGAGTCGATCCTTGAAGGCATGGCCACTGAGGTGAGCGAACTGAGCAGCGAACCGGGCTGGTGAGCTGGACGGTCCTCTTCACCAGGCAGGCCCAGAAGGACGCTCGCAAACTCGCTTCCGCATCCCCTGCTCTCAAGCAGAAGGCTCAGGCCCTGCTGGACATCCTGGCCGTCGACCCTTATCAGCAGCCACCTCCCTACGAGGCCCTGGTCGGCGATCTGCGAGGGGCCTGCTCAAGGCGCATCAACATCCAGCACCGCCTCGTGTACCAGGTGCTGGAGGAGGAGCAGATCGTGAAGGTGCTGCGTCTCTGGAGCCACTACGAGTAGCCCCGCTCGGCAACAGGAGGCATGGCCTCCTCCCTGTGCGAACACGAGATCCAGCAGCGCATCCGCCTGGCCTGCGGCCGCGGGCCGGTGCGGCTCTGGCGCAACAACACCGGCGCCCTGGTCGACCAGCAGGGGCGGTTCGTGCGCTTTGGGCTGTGCAAGGGCAGCAGCGACCTGATCGGGCTGCGCTCGCTGGAGATCACGCCCGAGCTGGTCGGCCAGCGGCTCGCCCAGTTCGTTGCCCTGGAGGTCAAGACCGCCAGTGGAGTCGTCAGCCCTGAGCAGCGCGCGTTCCTGCGGTTCGTGCAGGAGTTCGGTGGCGTAGCAGCGGTCTGCCGCTCCGTGGAGGAGGCCGAGCAGCTGCTTGGCACCCCGAGGCAAGGGCTGCTGGGACACTGATGGATCCGGCAGAACTGCAGCAGCGGCTGAGGCGTCTCGCACAGGCCCACCCAGACGAGCACCCCTACACCCTTGCTCTGAGATTGCAGGCAGAGACAGGGAAGGTGATGACTGGGCAGCTTGCCAAGCAGATCCTGCAGAGGCTCGGACAGGATCGGGCCTGATATGCCAGGACGTGTCAGGAAGTGACTAGGAGTGCCAAGCTTGCCGTATGGTTCGGGAAATCCCATTCAGGATCCTGAACGTGGCCATCACCTACGCGGAGCTGCTTGAGCGCCAGGAGGAGAACCGCACAGCGTTCGGTCGGATGCTGCTGAACTGGCGAAGAACCAACGGCTGGACCCAGTACACCGCCTGCAGCTGGGCGGAAGAAGCGGGCTTTGAGGCAATCAGCTACGGCAACCTCTCGGTGATCGAGCAGGGCAAGGCCGGCGAGCTGCGCCAGAAGGCCTTCTGGCAGCTGGGCGAGCTGAACCGCCGCATCGCCGAGAAGGACTGGGGCCCAGTCAAGAGCCAGGCGATCAAGGAGAAGCTCGAGAACGCCATCCCGCTGGGAGACGACGAATCCCCGGCTTGGACGCCCCTGGAGCTCTGGGCCTGCTACTGCGGTCTGAGGGAGGTGCCGGCAGCGTTCCGCACCACGCCCGCACCGACAGTTGGTCAGCGCAAAGCGACGGAGCTCTCGGCCAAGTGGCGCAATCAGATGCGCCGGGTCGTCGACGAATGCGGCCTCGAACCAAGCGACGCCCTCAGCTCCCTGGCGGTTGAGGCGAGCGAAGAGCATCGCAAGCGCTTCTTTGCCGTCCTCACGGGCTTCGGTGACTACAAGCCGGAGGAGCTGGCCCCACTGTGGGTCGAGAGCGACCTTTACCTGCCCAAGCGCTGGCTGGACCAGTGGGAGGCGGCCAACAGGACAGACATCAAGCCCAACGGCCGCAGAGGCAAGAAGCCAGTCAAAGCCTGATGGCTAGGAATTAACAGCCGCTGCGAGTGCGGCTATCAGAGAACAGTGCTAATTTTCGGGTCAGCGGGCAACCGCCCGATTCGATCCGTCATGGCTCCTCCCCCCAGGCCTCAGGAGGCCGGCACTGCGGCGCCCGGCTCCGCTGATGCGACAAGCATCCCGGCTTCCGAAGCGCTGCCGGCCGTCCCGGCCCACGCCACCCCAGAGCAACAGCTCACCCATACCCTGGCCAGCTTCCAGGCCGAGGCGTCCACCATCACCGCCGCCGATCTGGCGGAAGTGGTTCACGCTGCACGCCCCGCGTTCCGCCGCGGGATCAGCTGGTCCGCCCACCTGCGCGAGCAGCAAGGGCGCTCCAGGCTGCAGGTCACGGTGATGCACGTCGCCGGGGCCGAGCTCTGCAGCGAGTACTGGGCCGATGAGGCCAGCGACCTGGCCGAAACGACCGGCCTGATGCTGGCGATGCTGCTGGGCATTCCTGTGTCTGCACAAGCTCGGGCTGTACAGCCCTGTGCTGCTGCAGAAGATCAGGCTGCCGACAAGTCTGACGTGGTCGCTCCGCAGAAGACTTGCCCCGATCAGCAAGCCGACGATCCGTCTCCACAGGATCCAGTCCCACTGGCTGACTCCACGGATGACGGCACTTCTGCAGACGCTGATCCAGCCCTGGCCCCGCTCTCCCATGAGGAGGTCGGCGAGGTCCACCGCCGCGTCCTCGAACTGCCCCAGGCGACACGTCAGGAGCTGACCAAAGCCTTCCGCGAGCACTTCCAGGTGCCGCGCAACGCCCGCTCCATCGGTGATCGCATCACCCAGCGGCAGCACAGCTTGTTCATCGAGCTCTTCCTCGAAGAAGCGCAGGGCCAGGTGCAGGCGGAAGCTCCTGTGGAACCAGGCCCATGAGCGAGAGCCATCGCCCCCGGCCGCCACGCCGCTACGGCGAGCAACCCCGTTCTCAGGCTGGTCGCCATTTCATCCAGACCCAGGTGCGCACCGATGTGTACCTGCGGCTCCGCGAGGTGATGGAGACCCACAACCTCTCCGCCAGCGGAGCGGTGCATCACCTGCTGCGCGAGCGCTTTGGCTTGCCGCCCCTGCCCCCGTTCGATCAACACCCGATTTCCACCGATTCATCCGATGGCTAAAGACATTTTTCGCAGCCCCCTCGCCGAAGTGCGTTGGGCCCACCTGATCACCCCCCGGCATCAGCTCGACAAGAGCAAACCCAAGGCCTGGACAGCAGACCTACTGCTCCCAAACAGCGACGAGAAGGCCCAGTCCTTCCTTCTGGCGATGGAGGACCAGTTCATCGCCCTGCACGGCAGCCGCAAGCGCCGAGCCGAGAAGGGCTTCCCCTGGAAGCCCGACAAGGAGAAGCCGAGCGAGATCACGGTGGTGCGCTTCAAGGTGCCGCAGTTCCAGCGGCGCGACGGCTCCCTGTCCGAGGGGCCGCGCATCGTCGATGCCAAGAAGCAGCCCTGGGATGGGGCCGCCATCGGCAACGGCTCCAAGGTT